CAATGATGATATCTACATTCTTGCCACTTGCTGTATATGTCACAGTGTCATCAACACGCCTGCCAGACGAACTTCCAGCATCGCCGCCCCAACCTGATCTGTTGGTGCTTTCAATGTGTCTTAGTATTCCCCAGTTGAAGTGATCATTATTGGTGTATGTAACTCTGGAAGCACCGTCAGCGTTTGTAATCATTGATCCAGTTGGACTTGTGCTTTTGGTAAATCTACCTGTGTATGTAGCATTTTCGACTTCGGTCTGTCTGTCCAACACACTCTGTGGAACAACTACTTCTACTCTGTCGTCATAACTTACTTCTTGTGCTTCTTCCAAGGTAAGCATATAGCCTGTGGTTCTTGAAGTTGGTCGTCTATCGTTACACTCTACTTTTCTATCTGGGATAGTTAAAGCACCGCCTGGTGTTTCCATATCGTCATAAAACGCATCAATGTCTTCACCCTGCTTTAGTGTTACTTGGAACAATTCCATGTTACGCCTCCAGTTGTAGTATGTTTAAGCCTACTTGTACAGTACCTGTGCTACCGCTTTTGTTTGTAACTCTACATGGTATATTTGTAGTTGGCGAACTTTCTAAGTTAAATCCAATAGCACCTGGACTAATAATAACAGTTTCTGCGCCTGTGGTAATTACTTCAGCAATAACACCTGCGTCTGATGTTGGATCAATACCCTCTGCCCTTGCCGCATCTGCTGTTCTTGTTGCAGCATTCACATACAATCTTACACGGGCCGCTTTGTCTGTTGTGATAGTCATTAATGTGTATGATTTGAATCCTGTAATATTCAAGTCTGCTTCGGCACCATCTGCTAAACTGATTGTTGCGCCGATTGGAGGGGATCTGCTAGGTAAGCCACCACTAGCAAGTGTGTCATATGTAATTTCACCTGTAGCTGGATTGTATTCCATACTATGTGTACCACTAGCATTACGTACTGGTTTAACCATAAACTGACCTGTTTGGGCTGTTTCTAACTCTGAGCCTGAGGCTGCAATTACAATTGAGTTGTTGTGCTGGTTGTTCACGCCTGCGAGATTACCTATTGCTATCGCACTTGATCCTTGGTTTACTTTACCTGCATTTTTACCAATTGCTACTGAACTTTCTCCTTGTGTAGTTTGGCCTGCTAGTGCGCCAATTGCCACTCCATGCTGTGATTGTGTTGTTTCACCTGCACTATCACCAATTGCTACTGTACTGTTTCCTTGTGTGGTTTCACCAGCTCGATATCCAATTGCTACTGCTTTTGTGCCTTGAGTTACTTCACCTGCTTCATATCCAAGTGCTACTGAGTCTTCGCCTTGATTTGTAACACCTGCGGCAAAGCCAACTGCTACTGCTTTTGCACTTTGATTTGTAAAACCTGCTCCACCCCCAATTGCTACTGCTTGTTGGCCTTGAGTTGTTGTACCTGCATTCGCACCAATTGCCACCGATAAGGTGCCTTGAGTATTCGAAGCTGCTACATCGCCAATTGCTACAGAACTTGCGCCTTGGTCGATTGCGCCTGCGTTGTTACCCAATGCATATGAGTTTGCACCTTGATTGGTTTTACCTGCATCGTCACCAATTGCTACAGTTTCGGTACCTTGGTTTACACTGCCGGCGTTTCGTCCAATGGCAACTTTTCCTGGTCCGTTAGCATTATTAATGTCAGTAATAGCTGCCCAAGTTGTGGCACCACCGCCACCGCCACCACCAATTGCAACTCCGCCAGCTGTTGTGCCGTCACTTATTTTCATTAAATTTGATACTGTGTCTACCCAAAGTTCACCATCTTCGCCAATATAATCTGTAGCGACTGCGTTTACTGCTTTCGATATAAGTTTTCTTGTACCCATAAAATATTTCCTTTTTTATATTGCTATTAACCAGGTTAATTATTTCGCCGGGCCAGTGACTGTGCCACTTGTTATTGTTATTTATCTTGCTTGTTCAATTATATAAAAGGAGCCCCGAAGGGCTCCTAATTTAGTTTATGTTGTTAATTACCCATAAGAGATAAATTCACCTGTGGTTGGATTGTAAGCAACTTGCTTAAATCCTGTTGGCAATGCTCCTGCTACAGCTCTAACTGGTTTAACTACAAAACTATCTGCTGTTGTATTTTCTATTTGGGTACCAGTTGCGTTTAATATAATTGAGTTTGCTGCTTGCGGATTTACAAATCCGCCTGCCCTGTTCCCAATCGCTATTGCGTTGTCGCCTTGGCCAGCTAAGACAGCCACATTACCAATCGCTATCGCACTTTCGCCTTGATTATTAACCGCAGTGCCGTTGCCAATTGCTATTGCGGCACCGCCTTGATCTGTAGTACCTGCACCAACACCAATTGCTACTGAATTTAGGCCTTGATTAGTTTGGCCAGCAGTTTCACCAATTGCTATGGTGTTTGCGCCTTGACTAGTTTGGCCAGCATTCATACCAATTGCTATTGCTTTTGTGCCTTGGCTAGTTGTGCCAGCATTCATACCAATTGCTACTGCTTGTGCGCCTTGAGTTGTTTTACCACTATTGTGACCAACTGCTAATGATTCTGAGCCTTGTGTTGTCATGCCTGCATAAGGACCTATTGCAATTGACTTTTGGCTTTGAATATCTTGACCTGCTTGTGTACCAATTGCTACTGTATCTGCGGCTTGCGTAGTTTTACCTGCTGAACTACCAATTGCTATTGCTTGTGAGCCTTGCGTTGCGTTACCTGCTTCGAAACCAATTGCTACTGCCTTCAAGCCTTGAGTTGTTTTACCTGTGTTTCTACCAATTGCTACTGTTTTATCACCTTGTGTTGTATTACCTGCTCCAGCCCCAATTGCTACTGCTTCTGCGCCTTGAGTATCTTTACCTGCGGTACTACCAATTGCTACTGCGTCTACGCTTTGAGTGTCAAAACCTGCCAAATTACCTAAGGCTACTGCCGTATTGCCTTGACTAGTTTTACCTGCTTCTTTACCAATTGCTACTGATTGTGAGCCTTGTCCTTTTTGATGAAAGTTTACGACACTTGCTACAGGTGTTCCAGTTAGACCTTGATTTAATGTTACGTTGGTGCCATCTACAATAGCTGTTATTTCGGTTCCAGAAGTGACTCCTTGTGTATTTGAAATTTTCGCACCTACGATGAGACTTGTTGTATCGCTTAATTCTAAGTTTGTACCAGCATGACTTACATATGTTTTTTCATATTTACTACCACCACCTGCGGCAGCCCCGATAGCAATACTCTGGGATTCTTGCACATTTCTGCCTGCTCCGTCACCAATTGCTACTGCTTGTTGGCCTTGAATGTATCCGCCACCGCCTCGTCCAACTGCTACTGCAGCAGCGCCTTGATAAAATTCACCGGATTGCATTCCAACTGCCACTGATTGTGCGCCTTGGTTTTCAGATCCGCCATAAGTACCTAACGCAACAGCCTGTGCGCCTTGGGTGCTATAACCTGCACTGTGACCAACTGCCACTGCCGTTTGGCCTTGACTTATATTACCTGAATAACTACCAATTGCTGTTGCGTTTATACCTTGACTTGTTTTACCAGAAGCGGTACCAACTGCCACTGCCGTTTGGCCTTGATTTGTTTTACCTGCTTCTTTACCAATTGCCATTGCCTCAAAGCCTTGATTATCTTCACCTGCGAAACCACCAACTGCTGTTGCGTCTACGCCTTGAGTTGTTGCGCCTGCTCTGTCACCAACTGCTGTTGCGCCTGCACCTTGAGTTGTAAAACCTGCATAACTACCAATTGCTGTTGCGTTTTCACCTTGACTTGTTTTACCAGAAGCGGCACCAACTGCTGTTGCTTCGACACCTTGAGTTGTCATACCTGCTTGAGTACCAATACTAACTCCACCTGCGCCTTGACCAGTTAGACCTGCAGTCATACCAAGTGCTACTGTTAATGGACCGTTGGCATTATTTTTATCACCTAAAAGAGCCCAAGTTGTGGCTCCGCCACCTCCTCCGCCTGTAAGTAAAATACCACCTGCTGTTGTGCCGTCACCTATTCTAAGTGTGTTGTTTATGGGATCAGCCCATACTTCTCCGTCTTTACCCACGTATGCTGTCGCAGTTGCGTTAATGCTCTTTGATATTATTTGTTTTGTAAGTGCCATGGTTTTTCCCTGTTTTGACTTGTTAGTTATATTTATTGGTATTCAATAGAAAACAGGGATAAGCAATTTACCCCTGTTTAATTTTACTAGATTTTATTATTATTAGAATCCGTTTGGTACTAATACATAGTGTATTGCTAATACAATGGCCACTGATGCACCTAGTCCTATCATCATCTTCTGAAAATCTCTTGCAACTAACGGAAACACACTCTTGAATTTCATCTTACCAGTAAACGATGCAATAGCAAGTTCACGTCCTGCAAGCATACCAACAAACACCCATGTAGTTGACATAGGTATATCGTTGAGCTCTTTGAAGAAGTACAAACACAACCAATAGAATAAATCAATTAGTGTCGCACTACGCACATATCTTGTGTTGTGCTTTTCCAATACAATCTCTTGTATCTTGCCGCCTCGTTCTCTAAACATAAAGAACAGCCCAATCACAAATACAAAACTGATAAGCACCATAAGGTCTACAGGTACTTCACGTGGAAGGAATACAGCAATGTTGGCCATGTCATGTGACAACCAAGTCCACCATAATCCGCCTGTTGCTACCCACTGTGCTATGCGCCAGTAATTTTTATTCTTTTCAGCAACTGGTGCTGTTTCGTCCATTACTCTACTAATAAAATACCAAGCAAAGTATGCGAACATTGCCGCAATACCATAACCCATTATACTTTTCATAAGCATCTTTTCTAATACAAATGTACTTGCGAAAGCACTTAGTACTAGGAAACTAGTTGATACCGGCACACCATAACGTGTTAGTACGACAAGTATGCCTGGTGCGGCTGCATGATACCATTGTACCTCTTGCCATGGAATTTTGTTTAGTCTTCCGTAACTGATGTCGCCACCATTTACATGCCAACCATACCATAGCGTTGCAAGTAACACTGCACTTGCCGCTCCCCATAATACTTTATAGTTGAATCTCTCATTGTTTGATGCCATCCATGTACCGAGAGTTTGTACTGAATCATTTGCTATCACAGCATAGGCTGCGAATAAGAAGCCAACAAGGCTCCATATCGTTAATACTTCCATAATTTTCTCCATTGCTTGACGGCTTTACCCCGTCGCTCGCTTGGTGAGCTATTGCTCAAAACTATTTACATTAATTGTAAAAAGACGATTATAAATCGCCTTCTTTCCTGTTTTCTGAATAATAAGGATCAAACTCGCCGCCTGGATAACGCTTTTGTAGTTTGTTTACATTTTCAGCAATTACATCATTTGGGTCAATGCCCAATGCGGTACAACTGTTCATCCAGTACCACATGATGTCACCTAGTTCACGCTTGGCATGAAACTGTGTGTCTTCGTCCATGGGTTTACCTTGGAATACACACTTCTTTACAATTTCCATAAACTCGCCACCTTCTGCACTGATACCAATTGCACCAGTCATTAGTAAAGCCATGTTTACTTTCATTTTGCTTTCAGTAGTTTCAATATCAATAATGCGATTGTACATCTGCAAACTTGATAGTGATTCGTTACTTGTTACTTCTCGTACAAAGTCTTTGTACTTGTTTAAATCTACTTGTTTCATTTTTACCTCTATTGGAATAAGCTACTTACTGATTCTTCATTTGTTACTCGACGGATAGCTTCACCAACCAATGGGGCAACACTAACCTGTCTAATTTTCTTTAATTTTGGCGGACAAACATACTTGATAGTATCAGTAATTACCAATTCTTCAAGCACACTTTTTTCCACCTTGTGGCATGCATCACCACTTAAAATACCGTGTGTGATATATGCTCTAACACTCAACGCACCTGCATCTATAATTGCTTGTGCAGCTTTACATAATGTGCCGCCACTGTCAACCATATCATCAACCAGTATTGCATGTTTATCTTTGACGTCACCAATCAGTGCCATAACTTCTGCAACACCTGCGGCTGGTCTACGTTTGTCAACAATAGCAATGTCTGCGTGAAACATGTCAGCAAACTTGCGGGCTCTAACTGCACCACCAGCATCTGGACTTACAAATACCGTGCCTTCTGTTGTGTCAACATTACGATCAATGTCTTTAGCAAATACAACACGGCTTGTTAAATCGTCCACTGGAATATCAAAAAAGCCTTGAATCTGTCCTGCGTGTAAATCCATTGTTAGTATACGGTCTGCACCTGCTTGTGTCAACAAGTTTGCTACTAATTTTGCGGTAATTGGTGTTCTTGAAGCACTTTTGCGATCTTGTCTGGCATATCCAAAGTAAGGAATAACTGCGGTGATCCTAGTAGCACTGCTACGCTTGGCTGCATCAATCATAATCAATAGTTCCATTAGATTATCATTAACCGGTGTGCTGGTTGATTGGATAATAAAAACATCTTCACCACGAATGTTTTCCATAAATTCTACACTACATTCACCATCTGCAAATGTTTTTACATCTGCTGGTACTAGTTCACTAAAACAATGTCCTGCAATTGCTTCAGCTAGCGGCAAGTTACTATTGCCAGTGATAATTTTCATTTTCAAATTTGCTCTTTCTAACTTATACGTTAAAGTTTATACTTTCCCCACACCCGCATCCTGCTTGGGCTTGTGGATTTTGAATGTCTACCCTATTGCCAGTTAAATCACTCACGTAATCAATTGTTGTTCCAATAAGATACATTATGCTGTGACCATCTACACTGAGTGTAAAATCACCATAATCTGTTTGTTCATCTCTTTCCATATGATCAACTGGTGCATCATATGTTTCCCAATGGTATTGAAAGCCAGCACAGCCGCCTCCCATAATACCAAATTTAACATATTTACCTTTAGCAACACTGCTAAAATGGTCTACTGCTTTATCAGTTAACGTTACTACATTAGCCATATTAATCTCCTGTTCCGGGCATGCCACTAAACTCAGGACCTTTGTTTGGTCCGTCATATCCCTTCTTGGGATTAAAGTCATCAGCATTAGGCATAGGGTCTTGCTGTGATGTGATATTGGGCCATTGCACTGCATGATCTTGATTCATCTTTACCCAGAAATCAATATAGTCCTGATTATACTCTTTTGTAGTATCAGGAAGAATTGCGCCTGCTGGACACTCTGGTTCACATACACCACAATCAATACATTCATCAGTATTAATAGCTAAAAAATTCTCACCTTCATAAAAGCAATCAACTGGACATACTTCTACGCAATCAGTATACTTACATTTAATACAATCTTCGTTGACAAAGTATGTCATATATTGTTAGCCCTTTTTATTTGTTTGTTTTTGCTCTTTAAGCAATTGTGCTACAAGATCGTCTTTCTTTTTGCGTCTGTCTAA